CTCCTAGAGAAGCTATGGGTATTAGAACACCAGGAGAAAAGACTGCTTTTGAAGTACAGTCTTTACAAAATGCTGCTGGTAGAATATTCCAAAATAAAGTTAATCAATTTGAAGTAGAGTTTTTAGAACCTTTACTAAATACAATGTTAGAATCAGCTAAACGTAATCTAGATTTACCTGAACTAGCTAAAGTATATGATGATGATTTTGGTGTACAAGATTTCTTATCTATTACTAAAGAAGATTTAACTGCTAGAGGCATGATTAGACCTATAGGTGCTAGACATTATGCTGCTAGAGCACAACTATTACAAAACATGTTAGGTGTATTTAACAGTCCTATAGGACAAATGATTAGTCCTCATGTATCACCTAAACTTGTAGCTAAGATGGTAGAAGAGTATATGGGCTTTGACCAGTATGGATTTATGCAAGATAATGCAGCTATTTTTGAAATGGCAGAACAAGAAAAACTTAAAATGCAAATCCAACAACAAATGCAACAACAAGCTCAAGAACCAACTATGGAAGAGAATATGGTTAACCAACAAGTTAATCAAATGGAACAACAAGTAGGTATGTCTGATGTATCTGATTTAATTGAAGCAGAAGAAAATTCAGACTTACCTCCAGACGTTGTATAAATGAAAGTCCTTGACTTTTACTTAAATATATGGTATAATTATAGTATGGATTTAAAAAGTGAAAAGGCTAAAGCCTTAACTAAGAAACAAGTTTTTGATGAGTTAAGAAGTTATCTTAATGAGCAAGTAGATATTTCAAATAGAAAGTGTATGGATGAAGAGAATTTTAAACTTCCTGCTTTTAATGAGTATCAAGCTTATCAAAGAGGTATACAGAAGGCTTTAACAAAACTATATAATTTATTACCTTGACCAAAGGAGATGTAACATGAATGATGAAGTAAAAACAGAAACAACTGAAACACCTGTACAAGAACCTACCCAGGAGACTGTACAAACAGATACTCAACCAAAAGCATTTGAGATTCCGACCGAAGCTCAAGAAGTAATTGGAGAGGGTAAAAAGTACCAGAGCCCAGAAGATGCTTTAAAGTCAGTACCTCATGCACAGAAACATATTGAGACTCTTGAGTCTGAACTTGCAACTGTACGTGAAGAACTAACTAAGCGTCAAACTACTCAGGAACTGATAGATGAATTAAAGTCTGGAGTTCAACCGACAGCCACGACCGTGCCAGTAGGGGAACTTAATCAAGATAATGTGATGGATTTAGTTAATCAAACTATTGCTACAAGAGAAGCAAANGCTAANGCAGANTCTAATGCTAAGTCAGTAGCTGCAAAGTTTACTGAACAGTATGGAGACAAAGCTGAAGTTACTTACAACTCTATAGCAAAAGAACTTAACTTATCTGTTAAACAACTTAACGAGCTTGCAGCAACAAGCCCAACAGTAGTATTAAAAGCAGCAGGTTTATCTGCAGCTAAAGCACCAGTAGCTAGTTCTAGTGGTGATATTAATACTGAAGCTCTAAGTCAATCAGCTAAACCAACTGATTTATCTGCAAAGGTAGCAGGTGGTTCAACTAAAGAACTTTTAGCTGCTTGGGGTAATGCTAAAGCTAAAGTAAATCAACAGTCTTAAGGAGACTTAACAATGGCACATAATACTGCAAATACAACTGCGTTCATTGAATCGCAACAGTATTCTCAGTTTATTCTTGATAACTTACACGACTACCTTCTTCCAGAAGGGATGTATCGTGATGTAACAGACTTCGGTTCAGGTACAACACTAAACATTAAAACAGTTGGTACTGTAACACTTCAAGATGCAGCTGAAGATACACCATTGAACTTTACTAACATAGACACTGGTAACATTACTCTATCTATTACTGACTATATCGGTGATGCATGGAAAGTTACTGATGACCTACGTGAAGATGGTTCACAAGTAGATACACTCATGGCTATGAGAGCTATGGAATCAACACGTGCTCTTGGTGAAAACCACGAAGGACGTTTTTTAGCTGTCGCTAATGGCGGACAAACAGCAGCAAACCTTAACTTAGTTAATGGTAGACCTCACCGTTTTGTAGCTGGTGGTTCTGGAGCAGCAACAAGAAATGTTGTTCTTGCTGACTTTGTATCTATGAAACTAGCGTTTGACAAAGCTAATGCACCTGCATCAGGTCGTATTGCAATTGTTGACCCTATCGTAGAAGCAACTCTTAACTCATTAATCTCACAAACATCTGTAGTTAATAACACTCCGCAATTCCAAGGTGTTCTTAATGAAGGTTTTGCTAGAGACCATCGTTTCGTAAGAAACATTATGGGTTGGGATATTTATACTTCTAACTTCTTACCATCACTTACAGCAACAGAAACTATTGATGGGTCAGCATATGACCTAGCTAATGATACAGCTGAAATTGGTGATAAGGCTAACATCTTCATGTGCGTAGCAGATGATTCATGTAAGCCTGTTATGCATGCATGGAGACGTGCTCCGCAAACAGAAGGTTGGAGAGACCAAGAAGAAAGAGCTGATAAATATCAGGTTACTTCTAGGTTCGGGTTTGGTGTTCAGCGTGCTGATACACTAGGCGTTCTATTAACTGATGAAGCAACTTACTAGGAGATAATTATGACAATCGAAATGGCTCCAATACGTGGTGTTGCAAATCATTATGGTACTCGTACTACTAGAAACAAATATGGTGGTCAAGAGTCTACTAAAATGGGCGTAGTTAAGTCCGCAGAATGGCACTTCACATATGATGATTTACCAGCTGCTCTTAACAGCAACCTACCACAAGTAATCCCGGCAAACGCATCTATTGTGTCTGCTACTCTTTATATCGATGAAGCATTTACATCTACTTCTACTACTACTGACTTAACAGTTGGTCTTGAGCAGAAAGATGGTACTGATATTGACGTTGACGGTTTAGTCGCAGCTGCTGAGGCAACTCAAACAGCTATTGGCACTGCTGGTAACGTTGTTAATGGTGCTGGTGCATTAGTTGGTAAAAGCATCGGTGCAAATCCAGGTCAACTTATCGTAGATAAGTCAGCTGACGATTTGTTAACTGGTAAAGCAAGATGTGTCGTAGAATTCGCATACGACAAGTAATACCTCGGTAACGCCCTCTTAGGAGGGCTTACCCCTAATTTAATACAGGAAACATTATGACAATACAACATAATCTTATTACAGGCAGTGACCTACATGAACCTAAGGGAGTAGCGGCAGCTTCTAATAAGACTGTATATGTTGCTAATGGTTCTGGTTCAGGTGTATGGACAGCACCTAATGCAGTAGCTAATGTCTACATTAATTTTGATGCAGCTAGTCCTACATATACACAAGCTAATACTACATCAGATGTAATACTAGACCCTACTTGGGTTAGTGGGGTTGTTTCAGACTTTACAGTCCAAACATCACCTAATGCTAGACTTAGGTATGATGGTACAGATACAAAGAATGTTAATATTACATTAGCTATGGCTTGTAATCAAGCATCAGGCAGTGATAAAAATGTAGAGTTTGCTCTATTTAAAAATGGTACAGAATTAACAGGTTCAAGAAGTATAAGAACTACAACTACTGGTGATTGGGGAAATATTACAGTTGTTGGAAGTACAACTATGGCTACTAATGATTATATAGAAGTTAAATCTAAAACTAGTGCAGCAGCTACTATTCAATATGCTAGTTTATCTTTAAGAGTATTAGGAGCAGTCTAATGGCTAAAATGAATTTACTAGCAATGACTCAAGACATCTTATCTGACATGGATTCAGATGATGTCAATAGCATTAATGATAGTGTAGAAGCTTTACAAGTAGCACAGATAATTAAGACTACTTACTACAATATTATTGATGGTAAGAACTATGCATTTTTATATGAGTTATTTAAATTAACAGCTAGTGGTACAGATGATAGACCTACTCACATGAAGTTACCTGAAGATATTATTGACTTAAAATGGATTAAGTATAATAATAAAAAGAAAGTTACAGATAAAGATAACTTTCAAATGATAGATTATAAATTACCAGAAGACTTTATGGATATAGTAGATGCTAGAGATAGTACAGCTACTAACATAAAAAAAGTTACAGATACTACTGGTATTACTCTTAACATATTTAATGATAGATGTCCACAGTATTTTACATCATTTGATGATGAAACTATTGTAATGGATGGATATTTAAAAACTTTAGAGTCTACATTACAAAATAGTAAAACACAATGTCATGGTAAAAGGTCAGTAGCATTTACAATGTCAGATACATTTACTCCTGACTTACCAGTACAAATGTTTACATACTTACTTAATGAAGCTAAGTCTGCTTGTTTCTTAACATTAAAACAAATAGCTAATCAAAAAGCAGAACAAATTTCTGTAACTCAAAGACGTAGAATGAGTCAAGATGCTTGGAGAATTGCTAAAGGTATATCATATCCTAACTATGGTAGACATTCAGCTAACAAAACAAGGAGTAACAAATATTGACTTTTACTACAGCTAATACACTGTCGTTTATTCATAAAGAACAGTATGGAAAGAAAAAGAAAAAAGCAGAAAAGGCATATAAAAAAACTATGCTTACAAAGAATTCTTCTACGAAGTTTAAGAAGATTCCTAAACTTAAACTTAAACAAGGAAGAAAACGATAAAGGAGATAGACATGACCAATGTCAAAAAGAGTTGGAAGACTCACGGTAAGATGGATTTACAAGCAGTTATTGCACCTAACACAGCACATTATGTATTTCAGTGGAGTGGAGGTGGAGAGATACCAAAAGAGTTAACAGGTACATATACATCAATGGTATTTATGGAAACATCAGTTGCTAGTTATTTAGCTAATTCAAAACCTACAGAACAGGTAGATGAAAGAGTAAAAGCTAAAGCTAAAACAGAAAAAAGACTAGCTAAAAACAAATTAAAAGAGGAAGTTAATGGCACAGAAAGCGGAAGCAGCCTATAGGTCGTTTGTTAAGGGATTAATAACTGAAGCTAATCAGTTAACTTTTCCTGAGAATGCGTCAATAGATGAAGCTAACTTTGTCCTTAACCGTGATGGTTCAAGGTCTAGAAGGTTAGGTGTCGACTATGAATCTTCATATGCTTTAACAGCTACAGGTTTAACTGCTACAGATATTAAAGAAGGTAAGCAATCTTTTCATATTTGGGAAAGTCCTGGAGGAGATACATCTGTAACATTAGGTATTGTACGTATTAAAGATAAACTTTGGTTTATGAATCTTTTAACAGATTCTCCATCAGCTAATCTTAAAAATAGTGGAAATCCAATTACTATTACATCATTAAGTAATAGTAAAATAGAAACTTCTGTTATTAATAATAAATGTGTTATTGTTTCTAAAGATTTACCTCGACCTGTATTACTAACATATAATGTAAGTACAGGAGCAGTTACTCAAAGTACTATTCAAATACAGATAAGAGATATCTATGGTGTAGATGATTCATTATTTCTTGATACTAGACCTGTTACATTAAGTAATGAACATAAATATAACTTACGTAATCAAGGTTGGAATAAAAACATTGTTACAACTACTGGTGCTGATGCTATTACTTTAACAAAAACAGATTTAGGAGTATATCCTGCTAACTCTGATAACTGGACATTAGGTAAAATATCTAATGCTTCTAGTGCTGATTATGAAAAGTATGACCCAGATACATTAAATAAAAACTCATTTTCTAATTATCAAATAGCTAAAGGTAGTTTTATTATTGATGCCTTTGAACGTGGTGTAGGTAGAATGAATGCATCAGATGTAACTTCTGGATTACCTACTGATAGAGAAGAAGGAAATATAAGTACTATTACTTCTTATGCTCAACGATTATTTTATTCAGGAATTGAGTCAAATGTAACTGGACCAGATATTAGGTCTCCTAATTATTCAGGTTATATTTTCTTTAGTAAAATTATTAAATCAGATGACGACTTTGGAACATGTCATCAAGAAGCTGACCCTACAGACCCAGGTATTAATGACTTAATAGATACAGATGGGGGTTCTATACAGATACCAGATATAACCCGTGTTGTTAGAATTATAGCTTCGCAAGCCTCGATATTAGTTTTTGCAGAAAATGGCGTGTGGGAGATTTATGGAGATACTGGAGGGTTTATTGCAACCTCTTTCCAAGCAAGTAAAATATCTACTAATGGTATTACAAATGGAGATTCAGTAGTTAATGTAAATGGTAACTTTATTTACTGGTCTAAAGCAGGGATTTATTTACTTAAACCAGATGCAGCATCAGGAAGATTTGCAGCAGAGTCTTTATCATTAACATCTATACAAGATTTATATCTTAATATACCTGAAGTAGCTAAAGATTTTGCTAAGGGTATTTATGATGAAAAAGAAAATAGAGTTAGATTCTTGTATAATGATAGTGCAAGTTATTCTTCTTCTAATTATCCTAATAGTTATAATAAAGAATTAATTTATGACCTAACTTTAAAAGCTTGGTCTAAAAATGAAATATCTAGCTTATTTTCAGACTCTCCTTATATAGCAGACTATGCTTTGATACCAGGATACTCTGTAACAACAAGAGAAGAATCTGTTGTAGCTGGTACAGATACTGTTTTAGTTACTGCAGGAGATACAGTTGTAGTACCTGATGATGTAGCTTCAAGTAGAACAGAACAGTTTAGTTTTCTTACTATTGTAGGAACATCATTTACATTATCTAAATATAATGGTAGTGATTTCTTAGATTGGAAAACTAAAGATTCTGTAGGTGTAAATTACTCTAGTTATCTTTATACAGGTTATGAATTGTTTGGTGATATAATGAAAGAAAAACAAATACCTTATATATTCTTTTATTTACAAAAAACAGAAGATGGTTTTCAAGCATCAGGTACTGACCTAGTATTTACAAATCAATCATCTTGTAAAGTACAAGCACAATGGGGTTGGTCTAATTCTGCAGCTAATGGTAAATGGGGTAATGAGTTTCAAGCATATAGAATACTAAGAAACTATACACCATCAGGAGTAGGTGATACTTATGATAGTGGTGACTCTATGGTAGTAACTAAAAATAAACTTAGGGGTTCAGGTAAATGTTTAAGTTTATATATTAGGTCAGAAGCAGGAAAAGATATGAAGTTGCTAGGATGGGGACATCCAGTAACACAGCTATCAACTCCGTAATATGATAAAGTTATATCAAGAAGGTAATGGCTTCTATGGTATAGATTGGAATGAGGAGTTAGGTTCATATACTACTCATGTAATGTTACCAGAAGCAGATGAATGGTCTTTAAGTTCATTTAGAAAATATAAAAAAGTGTTTGAAGATGCAAGAAAACAAATGAAAGAGATGGGTATTAAATCAGTATTAGGATTATGTGAAACAAAGAAAGAAAGAAAGTTTAATATGTTGTTTGGATATAAACCAGTACCAAATGGTATAATACTTACAGATGATGGAGTTTTAAATTACTTAGTTAAATTGGAGATATAATATGGGTAAAGCAGTTAAAGCAGTAACAAAGGTAGCTAAAAAAGTAGCACCAATAGCAGCAGTAGCAGCAGGAGCTTATTATATGGCACCAGCAATGGCTACAGCTAATATACATACAGGAATTGCAGGTATACCAATGGGAGGTTTTGGAAGCACTCTTGGTTCATTAACTAGTGGTTTGTCTTTTGGTAATGTTATGCAAGGGATTAGTACAGCAAGTTCTATTGGAGGATTAGCTATGCAAGCACAAGGTAATATACAATCTCAAAAATATGCTAGTCAATCAGCAGGATATCAAAGACAACAAGTAGAAGCTGCTAATAAATCTGATGCAATGAGAAATAGATATAATCAAATGGTACAAAAAAGAAGTAGATTAACTGCTATAAGACAAGCTAGAATACAACAAGGACAAATAGGTGGTTCTATGGGTGGTACATTAGGTACTGGAGGTACTTCAGGTTATGTAGGTTCTATAGGTTCTCTTGGTTCACAAGCATCTGCTAACATAGGTAATATTAATGTAGCTGAAGGCTATGGTAATATGATAAGTGCTTCTAATCTTCAAGCAGCTAACTTTGGTTCTAAAGCTAATACAGCAGGTAGTAAAGGAACTGCTTGGCAAAATGTAGGTACTTTGGGTGGTAATATCTTTGCACAAGCACCACAAATAGCAAATATATTTACATAAGGGTAATCAATGTCTGAAGACACATTAAATAAGAGTATTCCTTTTTCTGATTATGAACCTATAGTAACAGAAAAACAACAAAGTAATGATGATGCTTTTTACACATCTATTTTACCTAATACTAAAACAGATGACCCTATTGAACTTTATAATTATATAAAAGAAGAACANAGGGAACAAGGTAAATCTTTATTAGTTGAAGAAGCTAGAATACAATGGAAAGAAGAACAAAAAAATAGTTCTAAACGTATATTAGAAGATATTATTACTAATCCTGAAATATCTCCAGAAGAAAAAAAAGCTAATCTTCAAAACTTTATGTCTAATACATATATATCTAAAGATATAAAAGATAAAGCTATACAAGATTTATCTAATTCTTATATACTTGAAAATAATTTAGATAATGATTTAGCATCAATAGATGTTATTAATATGGAAATAGATAAACTTAAAGTAGACCAAAACTTAGAAAAACTAAAAGACAACATTCAAGCAAATGGTAATAATAGTAATGATGTAAATGAAGAAGATTTAGCTGATGCATTATTAGTAGTTGCAAAACAAATAGGACAGTCTGAAAATCCTAATATTGAATTTGAGCCTATTACAGCAACAGCAATGTGGGCTTATGACATGTTAATTGGTAAGTCTCCTCAGTTTATAAAAAATACTTTAGAGATTATTCAAAGAAAAACAGGTGGAGTTTCTTTACCTCAAATGTTTGTTCCTAAAGTATTAGCTAAATTATTTCCTTCTAACACTCTTTTAAAACAAATTCAAACTGTTGTTCCAGAAGATAAAACTTGGACAGAAGTTCAAAAAGAAGTATACTCTGAAGATACTTTTGTAAATGCTACTGAAGAAACAGTTAGAGAAGCACTAACTGAACTAGGCTATAATCCAGAAGTATTAGAAAACTCTATTCCAGGATTAGTATTTAATCAAGGTTTTGGATATGCTATTGATAAAATCTCAAACTTTCTTAGTCCAGAAGACCCTGCTAAAGTTGCTATACCTTTAGAAGTAGGAGTTTCTATATTACCTTTTATTATTTTAAGAAATAGAAAAGGTAGAGATGTAGAAACTATAGAAGAATCTGGATTTAGAGATGTTCATGTTAAAGCAACTAAAGAACAAATGGATGCTGTAAGAGAAGCAAATAGAAAATCAGCAGAACAATATCAAAAACAAAACATAACTCCTTCTCCTGATAATAAAGTAAAAGTAAATTCACCTATTGTTACTGTATCTAAAACTAATCCTAAAGCAGGTAGTAAATTAGTTGAAATAATTATAGAAGATGTTACAGGTGAAATAGGTAAAGCATCAGGATTAGATGCTAATAAACTAGCTATTTATCTTACTGACCCTAATGCTAATATAATTAAAAATCCTAAGTTTGGATTTAGAAATGATATATCTTCTGTATCAGCTATGAATGCTGTTACACAAAGAAGTAGAGCTTTACTAATTGATAATCCTAACTTAGCTGATTCAGCTTTAGTAGACCAGTATGCTGAAAAAACAGCATTTACTTTAAATGGTATTATACCTAAGCTACCTATGATTGTAGCTAACTCTCAAACAATTACTAGTTATATTAGAACTCCTGCAGGTATGCTACAGTCTGTAGTATTTCAAAAATCTCCTAGTGAGTATTATAATAAAGCAGAAGCTTTAGAAGCATATACACAAGTAGAAAAATCTATTTTAGATAATTTTGCTGGTGAAGAAAAAGCAATTAAACCAACAGAATTACTTATTCAAGAAGTAACTCCAGACAATAATGTTCTTAGACAGTTTACTCCAGAACAATTTTTAGGTGCTGACCCTGCTAGTTTTTTAAATACTAATTCTTATTATATTAGGTGGACTCCTGATATACCAATGTATGATTATACTAATAATGTAATGGGTGCTTTACCTTCAGAGAGATTTCCTACTAATAAAGTTACTGATAAACTACAAAAATTTATATATGATACAGAAGCCTCAGCATCTAAAACAGGAGGAATGCAACGATTCTTTGTATATGGTAGACATAATTCTAAGTTAGAAAAGAAAGTATATCAAGATGAAGTAACTAAACAATCATTCTTTGAACAACAGAAACGGATTCTAGTACGTACATTTAAAAAAGATTTAAGTGTTAAAGAACAAAATCAATTAGATGTATTACTTACTTATCAAGATAAGAATGGTTTAGCACAGTTAAGTCAAGCTCAAATAGTAGATGCATTAGGTACAGCTCCTACTGTAGCTTCTATGGATAGATTACAAGTAGCTCTTACTACTTTTAGAATATATGACAATGCTGTACTTGCTGCAGATAATGTAACATATGCTAATAACTTATTAGAAACAGGATATGATAAATCATTTATTGTTCCTAGAGGTAAGGATGTATTATTAGATAATAAAATGCCTCCAGAAGTAATGCCTGTTAAAACAGAGTTTGATATAGCAGAACTAGATGCATTTGATTCTGTGTTTACAGAAACAGGAGAAATTTTACAAGCAGCAGCATGGGATTATGTAAATAGTAAACCAGTATACTTTGAGTTAGGTGAACGAGGAGTAAGAACTCATTTTACAAAAGTTGATGGTATGCCTGTTCAACAGGTCTATCGTTTAAAACGAAACAAAGTAGATGAAAATGGTGACATTTATCAGTATGGTATCTTTAGTACATTTAAACCACAACCATTACCTAATCAGTTAATACCTGCTAGACCAGGACACGTACCTAGAAAACATACTGAATCTACTATGGTTATTCGTATACCATTAGAACAAAAGATTAATGGACGTACAATTAAAGCGTCTATAAAAAATCAATTTAAAGAATTAGGTAATACTAGAATATTAGATTTAACTGGTAAATTATTAACTAAAAAACAACAAGCAAAACGTGCTGAAGTTATGGGTATATTACGTCAATTTGGTGTAACAGTAGCTATGGTAGATTCTCCTAGAGCTGCGTATGCTTGGTCTAGAGAAAACTTAACAAGCTTAGATAATAAATCTATGTATATTATTGATAAAGCTGCTGAATTACAAATGAATGAAATAGCAGACTTTAGAATTAGAGAACAACAAGCTGTCATGGGTATTAGATTAAGAAATGAACAGAT